CAGGGGCACTCCCCCTGCACTTCCTATTTTAACTTCATATGAGACGTGGTTACTCCATATGTCGTAGTGATGTAAGTTTGCTGTATGATTGCGAACACCGTAATGTGCGGTAGAACCTCTCTCACAAAACAACCAAGAACCACGGTGATACTACCCGTGTTAATTGTAGTACAACCCCAACCAACCCCAACCTGTTAGCTTAAACAGTATAAACCTCGAGCAACTCGTGTTAACTAACGTAGCGATATTATCTTATGTTATTTTAGTCAACAACTTCTTTAGTGTTGAGTCCTAGAAGTAAAACAACACTCAACTTCATTCCTTTGTATTAGTTATTCAGGATCACCTAGAATTATCGACGTAATCTTTTATTTTATATGTCTACAAATATTGATATGGAAAATATGGGACGCTTTCGGTTTCCAATGGTGAGATTCGGATACTCACTGCGGAGGTTGGATAACTTAAAGTTTTCTGAAGCTTAGGTTCTTATCACTGTTTATATATCTTATATATTCGTCGGAGCTCTGCCTTTCGTATTCTCCCTCAGATATGGTATGAAAATAGACTATGTCAATTCATATTCCTCTACTGTGAAAATATATAAGTGTATAATACATATTCCCTAACACAGATTTAGTCACCCCATTCTTTATTAGTAATCAACATATAAATATTAGATTCAACCGTATAAGACTTGGTGTTGAATGAATCACTTTACTTAGATAGTAATGAGGCCAAGGTAAGAGCTTTAATCTTCCAACAGAAACAAACAAAATGAATTCAAACACGAAAAACAATTTGTACACTCCGACCCCGACCCAAACTTCTCAAACAGACACTGGCGATGTATCTTCACCTGCTGACGGACTAATACAAGATTCTGGGACTTCTCATATTGTGGATCCTCTCTTGACAACTCAAGAACAGGTTCCTGATGTTGAGATAACCAAAGAATTCTCATCAATGGGAATTGCCAACATGGACAGCTCGAATGTGATGCAAAGAAAATCTTTGATATCAACATTCAATTGGACATCTTCACAATCAACAAGTGGATTTATCAAAGAAATGACACTTCCACATGATCTTGTGAAAAGCCCTGGATTTCCTGGAAGGAACGCTCTTGATTTCCATGAGTATTTTGGAGCAAGAAGGCTTCGATTTTACATCATGGTTTCATGCCCTCCTTTTGCAAGAGGCGCAATCCAAGTAATCTGGATTCCAACGATTGGCAACAATCTGGCAAATCCTTCATTAGGATCATCTGTTAATGAAGCTTTGTCATCAATTGACCCTGACTCAATGATCGACACAACCAGTGTTATCATTAACGTGGGCGAGGGGAACGCAGCAACTTTCACAGTTCCCATTACCAACGCTATTGAAACACTGAGAATGCCACTCCCAGATGTACCAAGCAGGATCGATGATCCCATCCCTGACTATGAAAGATTCCACCAATGGGGAAAACTCTTTGTAAAAGTTTTCAACAAACTCGATGGAGTTGCCGATGATGACAAGTTCGTCAATGTGAACATCTATGCCGAACTTGAAGATCCCCAAGTTTCTCTGCTGAGAAACTCAATTCCACTTGAAACACAAGGTGGAGTTCTTGGAACAATGAGTGCTGCTGCTATCACTGGAATGACTGCTGGAGCTGCAGAAACAATCATTGAAAAAGTTGGAACAAATTGCACTGAGTTTGCAATTTCTCATGATGAATTCACCTTGAATGCAATTTCAACAGGTGATGCAAGACCAGTAGAAACACTGGCTTTTGTCCCAGAGGACATGTGCACATTGAATAACAATTTCAGTGAGCAACCCGATGAAATGAATCTCATAAACACCATCAACAAACGATCAAGGATCGATGTGATTAGTTGGGCTGATCATGCAACACAAAACACAGTCCTTTCTAATCAATCACTTCATCCACTGATGGGAATCACTCTCCATGGACAAACACAAGATGATGCTTTACTCAAGATGTCAAATCTTGCTGCTACTGCATCAATGTTTACATACTGGAGAGGATCAATTTCCTTGACCATTGAAGTTGTTGGAAACTCATACCTGAGAGGATCATTTCTCGCAGTGTATGTCCCACAAGGAAAGGATCTGCCCACTGATTACATGGAGCTGACTGCTCTTCCATATGTTTCTTTGAATCTTGAAGAAACAAGGACTGTTGTGCTGAACATTCCCTACAATCAAATCACTGATTGGTCAAATGTACCACTCATTGAAATAGAGAAAACTCAGCCCATTGTTTGGAAGACACATGTCAAACAGACTCTTGGATCAGTTGGGATCATTGTTCAGAATCCTCTCAGAGCAACAAACACTGAGACAATTGGACCTGTGTACGTGAATGTGTATGTTCACTCAAAGGATATGCAATTCAGGGTTCCAGTTTCAAATCCGTCTCTTTCACCTGTTCTAAGAACAATCTTCCCAGAAGAGAGAAATCTCAGAACAGAAGGAGATTCTGCATCTGCTGCAATCAGCTCTGAGAAAGGAGCAACTGAGATTCCAATCTTTGGAATGGGATCTGATCCTGGTCCAACCAACATGATGACCAATGATCACATGGATATTCGTCAATTGTGCACCAGGAGAGAGCATGTGTTGACTGTCAAGAGAGATCAAGTCGTTGATCCATATGCAAAAGTCAGTCTTCCGATTCCTCTTGTTGCAAGGAAAGAGTTCAAAGCTCTGTTCAACTATCCAGTTGCAACCCCCTTCAACATGCTTGCATCAAGATTTGCATGGATGACTGGATCACACATCATTTCCATTCTTCAAGATGGAACATCAATTGGATCTGTGAGTGCTGTCTTCAGAGCAACATTCAACAATGAGTATGACTTCAGAAGTGTTTACTCTCGGAACATCAAAGTTGAGCAAAGCTCTTACGATGAGTATATCAATGCTCTTGCAAGTGATTCAGCTTTGATCACACAAAGATCTGTTGCACCAAGAACAGAAGTTCAGATTCCCTGGTACACGATTTGGAAAAATCTTCCATCAACAATGATGTACATGCATGAACTCTTTTCACCTGGTGCTTCTGAACCAGCTTTCCAAGCATATGCTGTTTTGGAAATCTACTTGCACTTTTCAGAATACACAGAGAATGTGTCTTGTGCAATTTTCCAAAACGTTGGACCTGGATTCACCTTCTCACAATTTCTTGGAACACCATACTATGCTTTGAACACAGCATTGCCATCTGTGAGAAGGATTCTGAAGCAAGAGCCTTACACTGAAGAACTCAAAGAAGTGCTCAAGAACCAAAAGAAGAGGCAAAGACCTGACAATCTTTTCAAAACCCAAGGAAAGAATGAGCCAAGAGAATACATCAAATTCTACATGGCTGTTGGATATCAGCATCTGAACACCTTTGCAAAAGAAATCAAAGAGGTCATTGCTGACATTGGATCTGGATATGCTCTCATGGTTGTCTCAAAGAAGAAACCAATTGGATTTGAGCAACTGACTGACAAGAACAAGTTGCCATATCTTGAGCTCAAAACCAAGTGGAATGGATTTGCTTTCCTGAGTGAAACAATGATGAACACAAGACCATGGGATTTTGCTAAGACTTGTGCAGTCTTGCAGAAGATTCTCCCTGAAAAGCAACTCATCATTCGTGGTGAAACTGCTTGGATTGTTGCTGATCACACCCCAGCTCCATCAAATGAAGTTGTTCAAGCTCTCTGGTGGGACAAATGTGGATGTATCATTGAAGACCCTGAAGTCACTTGCGAGTGTGTCCCAGCACAGTATCAATCAAAGATACCTTCTGCTGGATTCAAACCAAAGATTCTCAACATGGTTGAGTGTCCAATGACACCTTGCTCGATTGTTTGCACATCCTTTGAAGGGATGATCTCTCACGTGAACAATTCACATCAGAATGAGTATGATATGTGTTGTCTGATGGAATGTCCTTTCTGTGGACACAAAGGCCCAATCTTCAACTGGCCTTCTCACAATGAAGCATGTCCTTCTTTGAACTTTGGACCATGCAAATGTGGTGAGAAATGCAAGAGCTACTCAAAGCTGATTCGCCACCACAAGTACTGTCATTCGGATTTTAGTCATACTACGACCCGATCTTCTGGATCGAGCCGCATTGTGACAATGCCCAGAAATCCTCGAAAACGATTTCTGAAAACTCAAGGTGATGAAGAAGATCTTCACAACATGGCAGCTGCAATTGGAAATGTACCATCACTTGCTGATTTCAAGATTGATGATTCACCAAAAGAACCAACAAGTCTGCTTGGAAAGACCAAAGCAACTGTTGACAACTTCGGAAAGATGGCAAAAGAAATGCCAACTGAAGAAGTGAGGAGTGCTGCAAGTTCTGTTAAGCATGCAGCAAGCAAACTCAAAGAACTTCCTGATGAGATCAGAAAGATTGGGAAAGTTGTCAACAAAATGAGTTCAAAATTTGAAGGAACAAATGAACACCTCAAAGAAACTCTGGATTCTTTCAAGCAATCAAGCAACAAGATTAATGAAGCTGTTGGAGATTGGCAGACAATGATTAAAGGACTCATTGACAGCATGAAGAAAACTTTTCGATTGGAGAAGAAAGGTAATGACAAACTCACAACTGGTGTTTTGTCAAGGATTATTCGAGCTTGCTATCGCTGCAATGAAATGAATAGTTCAATTCCTCTGCTTGAAGATTTGTTTTTCTATCTTTTGGATGTTATCCCCAACTTCCTTGCACAAACTGCTTTGGTGACTGTTCTTAAGATTGTTTTGACATTCTTTGCAAAAACCAGCATGATTCACCAAACCATCAACAGTGCCATTGTCGCTTTAGGAACTGAAGCTGCACTTGGAGTTGTGCATGGAATTGCAAAGTACTTCACACAATCTGAATCAGATTCATCAGCTGGAGGTTTGATCAAAGGAATCATCATCATCATTGGATTTATCTTCTCTGTTGGTGCCGGATTGGTATCACCACTCAAATTCGTTCAGAAATTCATGTCAAATTTTGATTTGGATAAACTTGGAAGAACCGGAGCAGGTTTCACAACGATTGTGAAGAGTATCACTGATGTCTTCACTTGGATTCAAAAGAAGTTCATGAGAACTGACCTTCAAGAAGCACACCACTTCTTCATCAAAGAAAAGAAGAAAGTGAATGATTTCATCACAAGAGTTCATGAACTCAAAGCTCTTCCTCACACAAAAGTCATGACTGATTTCAAAGTGAGGCAAGATTGGATTTACCTTCATGATGATGCTGCTCTCATTCAAAGGCAAATTGCCTATCTCGAAAAGAGAGATGCTGCAATGTCTGAGTTGTACAAACTCACTGAGCTTGTCATCGCAAACTCATTGCTGGCAAAGAAAGCACCTGCAAAAGCAATCAGATCAAGACCACCTGTCTTGACTTTCATTGGAAGACCACAGTGTGGAAAATCCACTCTGACATCTGGCATTGTTCCAAAACTCATCTACAAGATGATGGATTGGAAAGACTACAAACCACCGTATGTCTATTCTGCAGGAGATAAATTCTTCTCAAACTACAATGCTGACAAGATACTTGTCTTTGATGATTACTGTCAATCGAAGAATGAAGAACAATTTTCAATCTTCACGACTTTGATCTCTGATGTTCCAGCCCAAGTTCCGATGGCTGATCTTGTTGATAAGGGGACCCTTTTCAACACAAATGCTGTACTGATGACAATGAATGCTGATCCACCGAAGATTGACAAATACGTCTTCGAACCAAATGCACTCTACGCAAGAATGTATGAGAATGCATACCATGTGGAAGCAAGAGCACAGTACGCTGATCAGTACGGAAAGCTTGACTATGAAAGATTAGTCTCATTGGGCATTGATCATGACCCTGACATGTATCTGGATTTCTACCCAATCAGATGGTCACTTGCAGCAGGACGAGTTCCAGCATCAGGAGTTGATCCTGAGACCAAAACAACATTCCGTAGTCTGATGAAAGATTATGTTGAGAAAATCAAGAACTCTGAACAGAGATCAGAAATTGCTTCAAAGAACATGAGGAGTGATGTTGGACAGAAACTCAACATGGATGAATTTACAAATGCTCAACCAGTAACTCTTCCAGTCTACACACCATCGCAGAATGCTCAACATGCTAGTCAACCAAGTACTAGATCAAGATCCAGGGGAAACAGGAACCTCAGAACTCAAGGTTTCAGCAGCTTCGGAAAAACTGAGATTAAACGAAATGAACTCAGGTACGCAAGAGACACAATTCAAGATGTACTTGATGGATCAACAGTGAGAAATCCAGTTGAAGCTGTGGCAACTTTCGTCAAGTATGAAGAATACAATGATGAAGGATTGTTCTTCTTGTATCCAAGGCTTGAGGAATTTGTTTTCAAAACCAATGAGATGAATTTCCCAAAAGTTTTGCCCTTCTCAAAAGATCTTGAGACCCGTCTTCTCATGATCAAGTCTGAGAACTTTGGATATGATAATTGGGTGACTGATTTGATCATTCACTATGGATGGAAGATGTTTGCAGATGGATCTCAAATCGAGTTCTGGACACCTGAAGAATCACTGAAAGGAAGTGATGAATATGTTCAGAATGATGATGATTCACCAGCTGAGTCAATGTTCAAACGTGTGCTGAAAAGTGCATACAAAGCAATCAAGAAATTCCTAACCTGGAAGAAAGTTGTTTGGTTTGGACTTGCTGGAGTTGGAGCAGTCATTTGTTGGCTTGAGTTTGCAGCAATTCAAGCAGCAGCAAGATTTGGATGGCACATGCTCAAAGGATTTCTTTATGGAATACCTGCGGAAGAAAACATTGGATGTGTTGACAGAGAAACAAAGCAGAAGATTGTTGGATATGATCGTGAAAATGAAGAGTACCAACTTGCTGATGGAACAAAGAAGCATGGAGCACCAAAGTGGAGACCAACACCTTACATTCCAAGCTCTGATGAGCTCAAGCAGATTTATGCAAACAATTTTGGAATCAGACCAAGATTTGTGCAAGATCCTGAGCCAGATTTGGAACAAACACAAGGAAGTTTCTACAACAAAGGACAGCCAACTGACAACTACAGACCTGTCAACCGTGCTCAACCACCAAAAGTTGCACCAAGGAATGTGCCGAAAACTGAAGGTGGAGAAAGCCTTGGAATGATTCCTGCAATTCGCAAGAACATCGGAATTGTCAAGTACAATGAACGAGGTGATTTTGTAAGAGTGCTTGGAATCAAGAACAAGGTTTTCGTCATGAGTCTCCATCAATTGGATCGTCTGATGAACAAAACTGTCAAGATTGTTCGTCCTGGATTGGATCAAGCTGTTGAGTACTCATTCCCTGTGACTGAGGAAAATGTCAGAAGGATCAAAGATAACAACGATCTGACAATTGATCTTGCTTTTGTTGATGTTGGATTTACAGGACCAAATTTCAAGGACATCATTCGACACATCCTTCCAAACAAAGATCTGTATCGACTTCATGATCAAGATGGAATGAGATATGTGATGCATCCTGACAACATGATTGAAGCAAATCCTGTTCAGAGAGCTCAGCTTGAGAAAGAAGTTCCTGTTCTTGATGATCATCAAGGTGAAATTCTCTTCCCGCTGGTTGTCACAGCTTCTGGAAGATCATCTCCTGGACATTGTGGATCTCCGATTGTGATGATGAACCCTAAGATTTTCGGTGATACTGGAAAGATTTCTGGAATTCACTCATTCGGTGGAGCTCAAACTGGATTCACACCGCTGATCAAAGAAACTTGTGAAGCTGTGATTGAATCTTTCACAACACCAGTCTTTGATGGAGAATATCCTGACTCAACACCACTTGTCTCAAAGTACAATTACTATACAGACTTTTCAGTGATTGAGGATGGACAATACCTGTCAAGAAAGACTGAAATCCACAAGAGCCCAATGCATGGAAAAGTTTTCCCTGTGACTCATGAACCTGCTGTTCTTTCACCAACTGATTCAAGATTGGATGATGAAAAGAGAGAAACTTTCACTGAAGATCTGATTGGAAAGACAAACAAACCTGTTGGATGGTTCAAGAATCATGATGAAGTGAACAATGCAGTTCAAGACATGATTGATACACTCACTGACAATGAAATCATTTCACAAAGAGTTGATGCAAGATTGCTCACTTATGATGAAGTGATCAATGGATCTTGGACAAATGAGTGGACAAAAGAACTTGGACTTGTCATGGCAACTTCAGCTGGATTTCCTTGGAACAAGAAGCCTGGAAAAGGCAAAAGTGCTTATTTCGATGAGCATACGGATATGATTTCTGGATTGATTACACGCACCTTCAAAGAAGGAACTGGATTGATGGAAAGAATTGAATACAGATTGAAACTTGCAAAAGAAGGAAAGATACCATCTGATTCTGTCTATCTGGATTGCATGAAAAGTGAACTTCGACCGAAAGCAAAGATCAAAGCTGGAAAGACAAGAATCATCAATGCACCACCACTCGATTTGATGGTTCTCTTTGGTGTTTACCTTGGAGCATTCCGAGAATTCTTCATGGATCCAAGGAATGTTGGAGAAAACATTGAGTCAGCTCTTGGAGTTGATCCAAAGATTTTCTTCCCGAAGTTTGCCTTGCATTTCAGAAATGCAATTGGAATTTTCGGTGTGGATTACTCAGCATATGATTCAACAATTCCAGCTGAGTGTTACAAGATTCAGGCAAAAGTCATCAATGCGTGGTACAGAAAATACAACACAACACGCACTCCTGAAGAATTGGATCAAGATTGCAAAGTGAGAGAGGTTTTCTTTGCAGAGGTTGCCAATACACAACATCTGTATGGCAATTATCTCTACAGAGATTACCATGGATTACCATCTGGTGTTCCAGGAGGTTTCACAACCATCTGCAACATTCTGACAAACATGTTTCTCTCACGAGTTGCATTTCAAAGAACTGGATTACCAATGGCTCTTTTCAGAAAGTATGTCAGAGCAGTTTTCATGGGAGATGATAACATTCAGCTTCTCCTGAGGAGTGGAATTCCAAAGATTGATGAAAAACTCAAACTCTACAACAGAGTTACCCTTGCAGATGTGGCTGCTGAAATCAACATGAAAGTCACAATGCCTGATAAGTCAGAAAATCTGACACCGTTTGACAACTTTAGAGATGTCAGCTTTCTAAAGTGTCGCTGGGGAGATTGTGTAATTCCAGGACTTTACCTCCCCCTGATGGATTGGGAAACCATCGGAAACCTCATCAATTGGTACAGACCAGAATCAAACAAGTACCAATTCGAGGTCAATGTGCTTGAAGCACTGAAGTTCGCCGCCGCATACGGAAGAACTGATTACAATGATTTGAGAGCAAGATTGATACATGCTGGAGTTGAAAAACATATCCAAGCACCGTTGAGAGAAGTGCTCCCGACTTTCGATGAGATCTTTTACGAGACTTATGCAGATGAAAGTCAATAGTGGCTAATGCAACCACAACCTCTTAGTGAGCTAGCAACTAACATCAAGAGGTAAAACACTCACACACTTTTGGCAAAGATATTTTCATTTTCAAAATTAAAGAGTGCACCCATTTGAACGCAACTTCAATAACAGACTAGTGCAGTAAAGCTAGGTACAAGAAGAAAGGGCAGGACACATAGTGTTACGTGAGACCTGAGTAACTCTCAAGGCCTTCTCGAGTACGATGTCTGGAACAATGTGGACGCAAGTATATTTGGAAGAAGGTAGGCACACCTTCCCTAGAAATAGGATAAGATCCCCCCGGACAAAAGATCCCGTTGAAAAGCTAGTACCAACGGAGCGGGG